GGTGATGTTATATTTTTAGCACCAGATGGATTAAGAACTATTGCTGGTACAGCTAGAATTGGTGACGTTGAACTAGGCTCTATCTCTAGACAAATACAAGCTAGAATTGATGAGATAACTTTAGATAGAGTATCATCATTAGTTATTAGAGATAAATCTCAATACAGATTGTTTTATCCAACAACTGCAGGAGCACAAGGTTCATCTAAAGGAGTTATTGGTGTATTAAAAGCAAATGTTAATACAGGACAAATTGGTTTTGAGTTTTCAGATATGATTGGTATTAAACCATCATGTACAGATTCAGATTTTATAAGTGCAGTAGAAACTCAAGTATTTGGTGGCTATGATGGTTATGTTTATAAAATGGAAGTAGGTAATACATTTGCAAATGGAACTGCAAATAATACAATTGTAGCTACTTACAGATCTCCAGATATGGTTATGGGTGATCCTGGTTTAAGAAAATATATGCAAAGGGTTAATCTAAACTATGAAGGAGAAGGTACAACCGTTGATGCTGAGTTAGCTGTAAGATATAATTATGATGACTCAAATACTCCACAACCAAACGCAATAAGTATTCAATCTGCAGGGGGTGCTGCATTATATGGTACAGCATTATATGGTAGTGGTTTATATGGTGCATCAGGGACACCACTTATAAGACAAACAGTAGAAGGCTCTGGATTTGCAGTTGCTTTAAAAATAGATGATAGAAACCAAGCAGATGCATTTTCAGTTAAAGGATTTCAATTAGAATTTACTCCAGGAGGAAGAAGATAAAATGGCAGGATACTCAACACGACAGTCAACTTATACAACAGGTGACGTTATTGCAGCAGCAGATACTAATGATGAATTTAATCAATTAATATCTGCCTTTAATGCAAGCACAGGACACACGCATGATGGCACTGCGGGTGATGGTGGGCCTGTATCTGTATTAAGAGATAGCAATGCATATAATAGAATTTTATTAGATACTTCTAATAACCATTTAGAATTTTATGTAAATGTATCTTCTTCATCTGTACAACAATTAAGAATAGAAGATGGTGCTATTGTACCTATAACAGATAATGATATTGATTTAGGTACAGCTAGTTTAGAATTTAAAAATTTATATATTGATGGTACTGCTAATATTGATAGCTTAGTAGCAGATACAGCGGATATTAATGCAGGTACAGTAGATGCAGTTATTGGGGGTACAACTCCTGCTGCTGGTACATTTACTACATTAACTGCAAATACAAGTTTAGCTTTAGCATCAGGTGCAACAGTTACAGCGATATTAGATGAAGATACAATGTCATCTGATAGTGCAACTGCATTAGCTACTCAACAATCTATTAAAGCATATGTTGATACTCAAGTTGCTACAGTACCTGTAGGAGATATTACTGCAGTTAATGCTGGTACAGGTTTATCAGGTGGAGGTACAACTGGTGATGTAACTTTAAGCATAGATACAGGAACTACAGTTGATTTATCAACAGCTCAAACTTTAACAAATAAAACTTTAACTGCACCAGTTATATCTACAATTTCAAATACTGGTACAATTACATTACCTACATCTACAGATACATTAGTTGGAAAAGCTACAACAGATATCTTAACAAATAAAACTTTAACTAGTCCAGTTTTAAATGGTTCATTATCTGGTACAGCATTTTTAGATGAAGATACTATGTCTTCGGACTCTGCAACAGCAGTAGCATCACAACAGTCTATTAAGGCTTATGTAGATGCACAAATTACTGCTGAAGATTTAGATTTTGCAGGAGATACAGGGACAGGTGAAGTTGATTTAGATAGTCAATCATTTACTATTGCAGGAACTGCTAATGAAATAGAAACTTCTGCTTCTGGTCAAACTATTACGATTGGTCTACCTGATGCAGTAACTATAAAACAACTTACTTTAAATCCTGATACAAATATTGGAAAAGTATTAGCACTAGAAGTACAGCAAGGAGATGTATTTAAGTTTGGTGATGTAGAACTTTATAAAGATAGAACATCTGGTGCTCATTACATTACTAATCCTACTGCATCTGATAATTTATCAATTGGTGGCGATAGTGTTATAATTAATGATAGTACACAAAATAAAGTCATATCTCGTTTTGATTTTAGTGGTGGAAATGGTGTTTCATATATAGGGTATTATGATAGTAGTACAGGATATGGTGCAAAACTTACAACTACAAATACTGGAGTAGATATAACTGGTAATGCTATTATCAGTGGTGATTTAACAGTATCGGGTAATGACATCACTATGGGTACAAATACAGACACTGCAATTATGGTTGCAGATGGTAGTAATTTTAACCCAGTAGTTCCTAGTGGAGATATAACTTTAACAAATGCTGGTGTATTTGGAATAGCTAGTGGTGCTATAGTTAATGCAGATATTAATGCATCAGCTGCTATAGATGCTACTAAAATTCATGATGGATCAGTTTCTAACACAGAATTTGGATATTTAAATGGTGTAACATCAGCCATTCAAACACAAATAGATAGTGCTGCTAGTGCAGGTTTTGCTGTAGCTATGGCGATTGCACTTTAATGTTGACATTTTTAAAAAAACGAGTATAATATTATAAATAAGGAGAAAATAAACAATGGCACAGGATTTTGAATCAACTGGCACACAAATCACAAACTCTGAAACTACTCTATTAACTGCAGATTCTGACGATGCTATTATTGGTTTAAGACTAACCAATACTACAGCTAGTTCAGTAACTGTAGATGTTTATATTGATAAAGGTGGAGTAGGTACAGACAGATATGTAGCAAAAGATTTAAGTATTCCACCTGCTAGTTCAGTTGAACTAATTCAAGGTGGTGCTAAAATTGTATTACAATCTGGTGATGTATTGTATGGTTTAGCTAGTGCAGCAACAAGTGTTGATGCATGGTTAAGCAGAGTTGATAGTATTAGTACATAGGAGACAACATGAGTGAAGTAAATGGAACAGTATATGTGGGGGATAAACCTGCGTCAGAAGATATTTACCATCATGCACAAGTGATGGATAAGAAAATGGAAATTGAATCTGCAGTACTTGCAGGCCCAGTTACTTTTACTGAAACAGTGACAGTAACAGGAACATTGGTAATAATTTAATGAGTAAAATTGAAGTCGATACAGTCGCACCACAATCTGGCACAACATTAACTGTTGGTGAATCTGGAGATACAGTAGATTTATCGAATGCAACAGTAACTCTTCCAGCAGGGGCAGCAGATTTAGTAAGTGATACTACTCCACAATTAGGTGGTAACTTAGATATTAACTCAAAAGAAATTACAGGTAGTTTAATACCTTCTACTACAGATACTTATGATTTAGGTTCATCATCTAAAGTTTGGGCTAACATATATACTGGAGACTTAAACTTAAATAATGAATCAAAAACAGGTAATGATGTTGATGGAACAAAAGGTTCTTGGACTATTCAAGAAGGATCAGAAGATTTATTCTTAATAAATAGAAAATCAGGCAAAAAATATAAGTTCAAACTAGAGGAGATTTAACATGGCTTTTATCTCCAATGGCACTACAATTTTAGATGCTGGTGCATTTCAAGCTAGTCTAGGAAATTTAGTTTTATTATCCGAACAAACAGCATCTAGTTCAGCATCAATATCATTTACAAGTGGAATAGATAGCACCTATCCTATTTATATGTTTGAGTTTATTAATATTCACCCAGGAACTTCCGAAACTGAACTAACATTTAACATGAGTACAGATGGTGGAAGTAATTATAATGTTACAAAAACTACAACTTTTTTTAGAGCAAATCATAGGGAAGATGATGGTGGTACTCCAGGATTTGGATATAGAACAGGAGATGATTTAGCACAAAGCACAAGTTACCAAGGATTATCAGCAGTTAATGGTGCTGGAAGTGATGAAGCATTATCAGGTTATTTACATTTATTTAATCCATCATCAACTACATTCGTCAAACATTTTATTGCTGAATCAAATGCTTATCAAATATTACAAGACCACACTAATCATTCATTAGTTGCTGGATATGGTAACACAACAAGTGCTGTTGATGCAATAGATTTTAAAATGTCATCTGGCAATATAGATTCTGGCACAATAAAACTATATGGAATAAAGGACAGTTAATATGGCAGTAGTATCAGGTGGAACAACATTAATAGACAATGGTGCTTTAGATGCAGCAGTACCAACAGGAAGTTTAATATTACTTTCAACTCAAACAGCAAGTGCAAGTGCATCTTTAGAATTTAGCATGGATTCTACTTATGATTCTTATGTGTTTAAAATAATTAATGTTCACCCATCTACAAATGCTAAATTAGGTGTTAATTTTTCTACAGATAATGGAAGTAATTATAATGTTACCAAAACAACAACATTATTTATTGCTCAACATGATGAAGCTGATACTTATGCAGAAATAGCTTACAATACAAATGATGATTTAGCACAATCAACTGCTGACCAACCTCTTACTGCTGGAAGCACAGGAAGTGGAAATGATGAATGTATATGTTCTGTTTTTCAAATTTTTAATCCTAGCAGTTCGGTTTTTGTAAAACACTTCATAGGAACATCTAACAATTTACCATCTTATAGTGCATCAAATAATCAATTTGTTGCTGGTTATGGAAACACAGTATCGCCAATTACAAATATAAGGTTTAAATTTTCATCTGGCAACATAGATGATGGTATAATCAAAATGTATGGAGTAAAATAAGGAGTAATCATGGGTTTAATATCTAACGGCACAACAATATTCGACAATGGCTCAATGGCATCTGGCTTTGGTGGTAATTTAAACTTTATCTCAAAACAAACTGCTAGTGCATCTGCTAGTATAGAGTTCACATCTGGTATTGATAGTACATATAAGGAATATGTTTTTTTCTTTAACAATATGCACCCTAGTAATGATGTTTCACAATTACAATTTAATATGAGTACAGATGGTGGTTCTAATTATAATGTAACTAAAACATCAACAGCTTTTAGAGCAAGTCACCCAGAAAATGATGCTTTTACTTTTTTGGGTTATCAAGGAAGTTATGACCTTGCACAAGGAACAGGCTTTCAACCTATTACATTAGAAGATGGTAATGAAAATGATGAATGTTCATCTGGTTCTTTAACTTTATTCAATCCTTCATCTACAACTTTTGTAAAACATTTTATATCAAGATTTGCTTCTACAACTTATTTTCCAGAAATACATGATGTATTTGTTTCTGGTTATGGAAATACTACCAACAGTATTAATGCTATAAAATTTCAATATTCTAGTGGCAACATAGATAGTGGTCAGATATTGCTATTCGGAGTAAATTAATTTATAAGGAGAACATTATGCACAAATTAGTAAATGGAATACAAGTACCTCTAACACCAGAGGAAATCGCACAAAGACAACAAGATGAAATCGCTTGGAACAATGGTGCATTTGATAGAGCTATGGCAGATTTAAGAAGTAAAAGAGATAGACTTCTTGCTTCATGTGATTACACAGTACTACAAGATAGCACATACACAGATGCACAAGTTGCTGAATGGGTTATCTATAGACAAGCATTAAGAGATATAACAAATGGTTTAACTACTGTTGCTGATGTTGAAGCTGTTGTATTCCCAACTAAACCTGCGTAATGAAATTTATATTAGCCTTTAGCATCTGCTCAGCTATCACAGGCTATTGTAATACTACAGCAACCCTACCTACAAAGTTTGACTCCTGGTCTGAGTGTGTAGGTGCAGGTGGTAAACTAATCATTGATGCTTCCATAAAATTAGAAGAACAATTTAATACAGATAAATTATATGTAACTTATTTTTGCAATGAGAAGATGACCAATGAGAAAGACAGTTAAAAAGAAATCATTAAAACAAGCGGTAGAGGATAACAATGCTATCCGTATATCTTACCATGAAAAGGTTTGTGCTGAAAGAATGAAAACCTTATTCAAAGCAATAGATGAAATGAGAAAAGACATCAGAGATTTAAAAGCTGATGTAAATAAAAGCAAAGGCGGATTCAGAGTTCTACTTCTGATTGGTGGAGCTATAGCTTCCTTGCTAGGCTACATTAAATATAATGGCTAAAAAAAATAAAATTTTTTTCAGAAATTATTATGGCTAACAGAAGAAAAAAGGCAATAGTAGGTTTAACTACCGAACTTGCTGCACAACTCCGACTTGCAAAAGATCCTAATATACTTGTGTTCACACCACTTGGCGGTCTTGGTCCAGTAGATATTGTAACTTTAAACATGACAACAGGTGAGTATACTGCTTATGATGTTAAGGCAAAAAATTATAGAAAGAGAAATAGTTATGTTGCACCCGATGGATATAAAAGAAATCTTAAAGGATCATTTATATCAAGAGGTACAACCAAAGAACAAAAGAAACTAGGAGTGAAAATAATATACGAATGAAATTATCAAAGAACTTTACATTAAAAGAAATGACTAAGTCTGATTTTGCAATCAGAAATGGTATCGCTAATGAACCTAACATGGATCAGATTGTTAAGTTAAAAGAGTTATGCCAAAAATTATTACAACCCGTTAGAGAAAAGTTTGGTCCAGTAATTGTAACTTCTGGTTATAGATCTCCAGAACTTTGTGCCAAGATTGGAAGCTCATTGAATAGCCAACACGCAAAAGCAGAGGCGGTAGACTTTGAAGTTATAGGATTTGATAATGCAGATATTGCTTATTGGATTAAAGATAACATTGAATGTTGGGATCAAATGATCCTTGAGTTCTATACACCTGGCGAACCTAACTCTGGATGGGTGCATTGCAGCATATCAGATAAACCTAGAAAACAATTCTTGAGAGCATTTAAAGAAGATGGTAAGACGAAGTACAAACCAATAATTGGAGACATAAGATAAAATGTGGTTGAAATTATTATCGATGGGTATAAAGACGGGTTCTCACCTGTATCAGAATAGACAAAGAACTAAGATGCTTATGTCTGATGCAGAAAGATTACACGCAGAGAAGTTAGCTAATGGAGAGCTGGAATATAAAAAAGAAATTATTAAGAGCAATGATCAAGGTTTCAAAGATGAATTTGTATTATTGCTTGTATCTGCTCCTATTCTTTTATTGGTGTGGAGTGTGTTTAGCGACGATCCAGATATTAAATTAAAACTAGACTTATTCTTTGAATACTTTAATGAGCTGCCAATGTGGTTTCAAATACTATTTGTATCTGTAGTGGGTGCAATTTATGGTATAAAAGGAACTGAATTAATTAAGAGGAAATAATATGTCACAACAAATACCTACAATGTTTGTATCTCAATACAGCAAAAAGAAACCTACACTTCTTGCACAGCAGACTGGTAAGAAGAAAAAGAAAAAGAAATATAAGAAGAAGAAGTAATGGCTTTTCTAAAGAAAAGAGATAGGTAAACCTATGGCAAAGCAAAAGTTCACACATTTTATACCAAGAGAGAAACCTAAAAAGAGAAAAGGTGTGCATAAAAAATCTCAATCAAAGTCGGAGAAGAGACAAAAGAAACAAACAAGATACAAAGGTCAAGGTAGATGATTGACAGATGGTTATATACTTTTTTTGGTTGGATAGATTCATGGTTTTATTGGGTAGAAAAACAATTCATTAAACAAAAGAAGAAAAAAAAGAAAAAGAATAATCCAGATGATTGGAGTGGTATCGTATGAGAGACACTAAGATTATTGAAATGTTTAATAAGAAGTTAGAAAAAAAATTAAAAGAACTAGAACTATTTAAACTTCTAAAGAAAGAAGTTAATGTAGGTGCTAATGGTACACAAGATTATGTAATTAAAAAAGGTATCAACAAAGGTAAAGTTGCAAAATGAAAATTGATATTAAATGGATTATAGGATTTATAGGTAGTGCATTGTTTGGTTTATGTACTTGGGTTCTAGTATCTATTGTCGATTTAAAAGAAGATACAAACTATATTAAAGGTGAATTGTTTGGAATTGATAAAGCTATTGGTAGAGTATATAATTACATTAATGGAAGCAGAAATAGTCCAGCAGAATAGTTATGGCATATAAAACTAAAGCATGGCAAAGAAAAGCAGGAAAGAATCCTAAAGGTGGATTGAATGCTAAAGGTAGACGAAGTTATAACAAAGCTACTGGTGGCAATCTAAAAGCACCAAGTAAAAAAGTAGGCAACAAAAGAAGAGCTAGCTTCTGTGCAAGGATGAAAGGCATGAAGAAGAAATTGACATCAGCTAAGACTGCAAGAGATCCTAACTCAAGAATTAATAAAGCACTTCGTGCTTGGAATTGTTAGTGAAAAAAACCTGGGTTAAAAAGAAATCAACAGTATTAGTTTGTGGTTATTGTAAAGAATGCAATAAAGAACTATTGAGTAATCAAGGTGGATGGATTATAACCTATACCAAGAAATATTTTTGCCATGATGGTAAAGATGGTTCTTGTTTTGATAATTATTGTGAACGCAAATATAAGGAGAACAACAATGCCAATGGTAGGAAAAAAGAAGTTCAGCTATACGAAAGCTGGAAAGAAAAAAGCAAAAGCATACGCAAAGAAAAAGGGTATGAAGATGAAATCAAAAGGTAAATACTAATGCCAAAAAAAGGTTTGTACTACAACATCAATCAGCGAAAGAAAAAAGGGATCAGTAGATCTAAAAAGAAATCTACTATCTCTGCTAAAGCATACAGAAATATGTTGATGGGTTTTCCTAAGAAGAAGTCTTAGTTAATCTTTTTATTTTAAACTCTAGCTGCCTAACATACAAACGCATATCATCTAGTTTGTGTTCAAGATCTTCGATCTTTAATCGATAACGAAGATGCCAATTAACTCCGACTATAGTATTCCTTTTAGTTCTTGAAACTCTTGCCATATCGTTTGCTCCCCATCCCAAAATCTTTGCTTGTTATGTTTCATTCGTAATGAATGTAAAACTGTTGTATGATCCTGTCCAAAAAATCTACCAATATTAGATAGGTTCATATTATATTTTTCACTCAATAGATTGTGTATGATGTTTCTAACTCTCACTACATCTTGAGTTCTAGTTTTAGAAAACAAATCTTTCTTACTCACTTGATACCTTTGGCAGACCTTATCAATAATTAAATATACTTTATCTTTAGGTACAGAATAGGAGTGAGCTATAATCTTTCTTGGTTTAAACTCTTGTTTAGTTTTGCTGATATGAAACTTGGCTAATCGATAGCCATTCTTAAAAGCATTTTTATAAATTAATTTTTCTTTCTTAGTTAAGCTAGAATAATGTCCAGCTTTCATGGCAAGTTTAATCTCTTTAAACTTTGTACTTTCAATTTTAGTCATAGATCCCCTATAGCCTTTCTTGTTTTTTTACAACTTTAAAGTTAATAGTTTAATTTGCCATTAACTGTTCTTTTGTCTGCTCAATTTCCCAAAGTAATTTATAAGAATCTTGTTGATACTTATTTACTTTTTGTTTCGCTTCCAGATACTTCCGATGTTTCTTCTCTTGAAGATCCTTCAGCTTTTGCAGACGCATCTTGATGTTTTCCATCATGCTCCTTTGTTACTTTTGCAAAATCAAATCTAAGATTATGGATCTTGCATTCTACAAACTCTCCTCTGTTCGAGTTGTTTGCAGCTTTTTGTATATCATCAAAGAGTTCAATCATTTCAAAATGACATTCCCCATTAATAATTCGTTTGTATTTTGTCATTTTTTATCCTGTTTGTCTATATCTTTTTTATGTAAACTAAATGCCATATCATTATAGATACTCATGTCATGGTAATTATCTGCTTTATATCCTCGTGTGGATCTAAATAATTTTAATGCCATCATAATATGACCTACTTGGTGTGGTTTAATTCTTTTTTTTAAATTATCAGCAAGGACCAATGTAAACATTTCTGCTAACATGGTAAAATTATATTCAAAGTTGCCGTAATCTTTTTCTCTATCCTCGACTATTTTTTTTTTAATTTCTTTATCTAGTTCTGTTACTTTCATAATTTGTTTTTAAAGGTGTGCCAAAGAAAAAACAAAGAGGGATTGGCAAAGAAAGGGATAGATGCCAAATGTAAACCCTAAAAAACTTCGACACACCATTGAATTACAATCTAGTATCGATTGTAATTGTTTTGTTTATAGTCTGAACCTTGACCTTTTGCAAATCTATTATTGCTTCCAAAAGATTTCTGCTGTCCGCTAGGCTTGGCAGATGTCGATCCAGAATTTGAAGGTGTCAAGACGACATTGATAATACCTGTTGGATTACCTTGTTCATCTAGGTCCTCAAATGCAGCTTGATTGTACCAACTTTCCCCTATCTTTACTCCAAGTCTCCAGGTTTTACCCTCTGGACTTTTAGGATTAATTGGTGCAACAAATACTGGTCTGTTGTCTCCTGCTTGTTTGTCTGCGTTATGTGTAAGTTTTATATATATCTTATCACTCATTATATAACTCCTTGTTGGTTAAGTTTAGTCTCATGCACATCATACAAATCTGTGACTTGTCGATATACTCTGAGATTTTTATTAGGATCAAATAAGCTAGGATTTTCTTTTCTAAATTTCCTTAGAGCATAAATATCTTTAATAGATTTTATGGCATCTCTTACTTGATTCATATCAATGTTCATATCAACATTGGCATGACCTGTACCACTAATAGTGGACCTCTCACTTATGTGAGCTGTACCACTCATTCTTTGTTGTGGAATATTGTTAGTAGGTTTAGTGTTAGTTGGTTTAAAAGGTGCTGCCTTATAACCATCATCATTATCCAAACCTGTTTTTAAATTAAGTGCATTTAAGAATGCGTACTTCTTGGCATAAGACATACCATTACCTGTACCAAACTTATCTAAGTTTCCCATTGCACTACATCCTGTAATATCGACATAGCTTTCTGGGTTTTCAACATCGTGTATTCTCATTGCACAAGTAACCATGACAAAGTTTTCTTTAATCTCATTGGTGTAATTACAGACAGGATATAATCCATTGTTTAGTAATGACTCCATTGCAACCTTTTGTACTTCATCATGTTGTAAAGGATTGAAGTGCATACCAGGAACTTTCTTTCCTTTTGCAACACCCCCCGCTTCACAAGCTGCTTTGTGTAGTTTTTGATATATGTTTGTTTTCATGCGTCTAACCCCCATAGTTGTTTGATTTGTTTTTTTTGATCGTCTATTAAATCCCTATAATAAAAAGGATGATTTAATTCTGGTGGTTCTGCAAAGTTTGCAATCTTTTTAAGATCGCCTTTACAAAATACAATTAACTCTTCCCAAGATTTTATTCTTTGGATCATTAGATTGTATTGGTCCTCTAAATATTTTGGATTGAGTTGATAATATTCTTTGTCAAATATTTTATATTCAACTTCATTTACATAAACTAAGTAAGGTATTCTATTGGTACAATGATAATAGAAAGCTACTTGTTTAATGTGCATTGGATCGGGTTCTGTTGGCAGCTGTGTTGTTGCCATGTAGTACTCATCTTTGTTTCTTCTCTTCTTTAAACTTGGTGGTTTGGTTTTAACTTCTAAAAATTTGGTATTTGATTCCATGTCAATTCTACCAATAATATCGAATAACATTCCATCATCTTTTTTAGATACATATCGTTCAGCAACTAAATCTTCACCACCAAAAATTTTAATAACAGCTTCTGTTAAATGTTTTATTGTTGGATGTGCAAACTCTACCATCATATCTCTTGCAAGTTTATCTTTATCATCTACTGGTGGAGTAAGTTTATTTATCTCATCAAGTTCTTGTTGAAAGACATCATCATAATCTTTATTCTCTAATGTTATTTTTTTATCGCCTTGAAATAAAACTTGACACAATAATCTTTGAGCTGTGTTATTAACTAAGTTTCCAAATGGTGCTTTGTATCGTATTAAAAAACTTCTTCTAAGTTCTTGTGGTAAAGAATAGTTTAATAAAAATCTTGTAAAGTTTTGGCTTGAAGATGGCGACCAATGGTCCAGACCTTTACCCCCATTGAAGTTGGTAAAGTATTGTTTTAGGTTTTCTTTTGTAATCATTTTTTCCTTTGTTGTTTTTTACACAAATTAACAGAATAAAACTTGTTGTCAAACTAAAAATCCATGCTATATAAATACACATAGTATAATAAAACAAAGGAGAAATTAAATGACACTAGCTGAATGGCGAAAGAAACAAAACATATCCCACTATACACTAGGACAGATGTTGGGATTTAGATCTATAAATCCCGCAACAAACTCACAACGATATTGCCTTGAGAGTAAAGAAAAAAGATTTCCAAAACCAAGTACAGTTAAAAAAATTTTGGAAGTGACTAAAGGTGAAGTTAAGATTGAAGATCTTTACCAGGCTTGGTGGGAATATGAAAAAGCAAAGTAATAAACTACCTTATAAAAAAGTAAGAATTATTTGGCAAGATATTTGTAGCTCATCACAATGGTATGATGACTTGCAAGATGTGGATAACTTTGATTTTTCTTGGTGCGAAGACATAGGATATTTATATGAAAAAACTCCGAAGAAGATTACCATATTTAGTAGTTATTCTTATGATGGTAATAAGTTATCTGTTGGTAATATATCTTGCTATCCAAGATGTGTAGTTAAAAAAATAATATATGAAAAACAATAGGAGAAAATGATGATTGATAAAAATAGAAAAAAAAGTTTAACAGTAATTAGTTTAGGTGCTGGTGTTCAAAGTTCTGCAATGGCAATCATGGCAGCTAAAGGAGATTTACCAGAACCAGATTGTGCAATATTTGCAGACACAGGTTATGAACCTAAAATGGTTTATGCTTACCTTGAATTATTAAAAAAGATTTTACCTTACCCAATTCATATTGTTGCTAAAGGTAATATTAAAAAAGATATGTTAGATTCAATAGATAATGGTACTAGATTTCCAACAGCTCCTTTCTTTACTAAGAATGCTGAGACAGGAAAAAAAGGTATGTTGCGTAGACAATGTACTAATGATTATAAAATCCAACCTATTAGACAAAAGATAAGACAGCTTTCTAATGTAGCTAAAGGTAAACATTTTCCAAAAGATAAATATGTTGAGCAATGGATCGGCATTTCAACTGATGAAATACAAAGAATGAAACCTGCTAGAGACAAATATATTTACAATCGACATCCTTTAATTGAAGCTAAAATGTCAAGACAAGATTGCCTTGATTATCTTAAAAAGAATGACATCCCTTTACCAGAAAAATCAGCTTGTATTGTATGTCCATACCACAATGATGCTTACTGGCATTTTATGAAAACTGAAAGACCAAGTGAGTTTGCGGATGCTGTAGAGTTTGATAAAAAAATTAGAACAGGTTCAAGAAACATAAGAGACAAATTATATCTTCATAGAAAATGTATTCCTTTAGATGAAGTTGAGTTTAATAAAAAGGAAACAGATAAACAACTTGATATGTTCAATAATGAATGCGAAGGAATGTGTGGGGTTTAGTATGAAAGAGTTTGATCGAATGAGACAAAAATTAATTGATCTTGAAGAGATTAATTTTACTAGTGATGAATACCATTCAGTATTTCAGATGGCAGCTTATGATCTGCTTACTCACTCTGAAATGAGAAGTTTAATCTTAGCTTTCTGTGAAAAACTTAATCCAGAATTATCACCAAGAGAGTATGATAACATTAAAGATCACCATGTGGATTTACCAGAATGACCTACTCAACTATCTTTGATGATGCTGAATTAAAATCAGAATTAAAACGATACAAGAGAGAAGTGGATAAGCTAAGAAAAATAATTGACATACTTGAAACTGATTTATCTGTCAAAGAGTATGAGATCAGACAACTAAAAGAAAGGTTAAAAAAATATGGAGTTAAAACTTCTTGATTTATTTAGTGGCATAGGTGGATTTAGTTTAGGATTAGAATCTACAGGATATTTTAAAACGATTGCATTCGTAGAGAAAGATAAGTTTTGCCGTGAAGTATTAAAGAAAAATTTTCCAAACATAACAATAGAAAGTGAGGTTAGAGATGTCAAAGGAGACAAGTACAAAGCAGATATTATTACAGGGGGATTTCCATGCCAACCATTCTCAGTTGCGGGAAAAAGAAAAGGAACAGATGATGACCGCTACCTCTGGGATGAAACTATTAGAATTATCAGAGAGACAAAACCAAGATGGTTTATTGGGGAAAATGTTGAAGGAATTATTAACATCCAAAACGGCATGGTCCTCAGACAGGTGTGTGATGACTTGGAAGAAGAGGGTTTCGAAGTCCAATGTCTTGTTATACCAGCTAGTGGCATCGGTGCGTGGCATCAAAGGAAAAGAGTCTGGATTCTTGCCTACTCCAAACACAATGGATCACATAGACAGAAAAGGAATGAGACCATCGAGAGCAGCAACCAATCGAAAGAGTGGTTATCTGTCGGAGATAATCAAGATGTACCCAACACCAACTCAAGACTCGGCAAACGAGAGACAGAACAAATACAAACAAGGGGGAATGCCACTACCATTAGCGGTAAAGATGTACCCAACACCATCAGCGAGTTGCGAGATGGATGTAGTAGCACCACCAGAAACAGTACAACAAAACTCTCAAGGGTGGAGTGTGACGAGAGTAAAAACAGGTACAAAGTTTGGTGTGAAGTTGAACGATGTAGTGAACAAGGTACACGAAAAACATGGTGGCAAACTCAATCCAAATTTTGTAGAATTCCTCATGGCTTATCCACAAGATTGGACAAAGATCGAAAGAACAGAATAAAATCATTGGGTAATTCTATTGTTCCTCTTATTGCACGACAACTTGGATTAGCTATTATAAAAGCAGAACAAGAATAATGGCTAGATATACTTATGCCTTTAGCAATGGCAGCTATAACGATTGGCACAGAAAATATGATGGTATTGCCATGATTGATGTGGATAGTATTGAAGTTTGTCCTAAATGTTATGAACCTTTGGCAATCCTTGAGACCTGTTTTGACAAGGGACAAAAATACAAGGCTACAAACCTCTGTAATACCCTTGCTAGACGGCTAAACATACCCTGTTTTTTAGTTTTTTATAAAAATACGACACCAACTACCCTAACCTTTAGGATCAAGCGAATAACAAGCTCTCAGACAGATTTTCAGTATATGAATGAAGATGAATGGGTATCAATACTGTATGAAATACAGGACCAACACAGAAAGGTATGTAAAATTGATTAAAACACGAGGTTTTTTACACTTAACTTATAAGCTATACCATTATTTAGACAAACTTGGCGAAAGAAAGGCAACTTGTTTATGTGTTTATCTTGCTTTACTTAAATATGCTTGGAAAAAAAACGATTATGTCTGTCATATCCGACATTCAACTTTAGAAAAAGATACTATGCTTTCAAGACCTACAATCAAACGATGTCTTGACACTTTAGAGACTTTAAATGTTATAAAATCTGTTCGAGGAAAGTCTGGCAAGACCTATGCTGTAAATGATAAGTTTTTAAAGGAAGAAAAAGCTATGATAGTAAATAATGAGCTATCTAATGTAAATAAAAGAGCTATATTAGAAGAAACAACATACCAATATAATAATATTAATAAAATTATAGGTATGTATAGATCAGATAAGGATAAAATGATCTTAGAATTAGCCAAGCTACCCCTGTCAGACCTTAAAGCAGATACTAACAATGTTTATTATTGTAAGTTAGCCATTCAAAAGAAAGAGGAACTTGCTCGTGAAAAAAATACAACTTATGTTAGTAGTGATAAGATATTATCAGCTCTTAAAAAGATTGGGAAGATGTCCAATCCTAGATACCGAGAGAAAGTAGAATTTAATAAAAGAAATTCGCTTGATTGGAAAGGAAGACCTATTGCCAAAGATAAAGATTAGATGTGAGGCTATAGCCAAACACAGCGGTAAAAGATGTAGATGTTTGGGTAGATTTATCCCTACCTCAAGAAGAATACTGTGTCCTTATCATAAGGGGGGTAAGTCTTGGGATAATAAAACTAGGAAGTATAAAGGCTTGTATAAAAACGATAAAGTACCTATACAAAACAAGATTAAACTATTAAAAAACCTAAAGAATTTTAGAGATAAAACAGATGACGAAATCAAAGAGTATATCCTCAAAGAAGAAGAACGAGCTGCTAAGTCTAACCGATACCGAACAAAGTACTATGCTAGGTCATTTAGTCGATGGAACAACCGCTTACGAAATAGCAAAAGAACTACAGATCAGCTTGAAAACTTTATACGATTACTTGGACAAAAATCCAAAGTTTAAGGACCAATTTAATAAGGCACAAGAACGAGGGGTTAAAACTTTAGTAGAAAAAATGTGTGTTATTTTTAATTCCGATGTTCAAGAATTATCTAATGAAGAACTATTGTTTTTAAGAGAGAAACAAAATTGGTTAAAGTTTATTGCACCTAGATTGTCTTCTTTGTTTGTTGAAAAAACTAAGCAAGAGGTCAAGCAAGATACTACTTTAAGGGTAATGTGGGAAGATAATCAAGATGATTTGATTGATGTGAGTGCCGAAGACATTCCGACACCCACAGAAATTAAAGATTAATTTTTAATTATTTGTTTTAAATATTTCTTTGCTTTTACTTTGTCTTTAACAAAGATAAATCTTTTTTTTATAATCTTATTTAAAAAACTTTCTAATTCTTGGTTAGAAAACTTTTTAATTTTTTGATTTGGGTAGTCTATTATATACATGGTTTCCTTTCTGTTTATTTTTATAATGAGTGTAAATAATTCCTTTTACATTCAAAATATTTATAAGTGTTTGTCTTTGTAGCTCTCTAATATTATTTTTTTTTACTACTGACATAGTTTTTTAATCGTAAGTAATTAATATATTTATTCATATTAAGCTGCAACCAATTAAATTTTTTGTACCATACTTTCTTAACCTCATTGTTTTGGCATCGTTCAATGGTGTCAATGAGATTTGTTTCAAAAAATTTTAATTCTTGTTTTTCATAGTCATTAAGAATTATATTTTCTTTAGGTATATCTAATTGATACAGTCTTTGTTCGTCTATCATAATGGTCCTTTCTAGTATTCAAATACTTCATAGTCATAATCTTTTGGTAAGTTAAAAATGTACTTAACTTGACCAAAACAAATAACTATTTTAATTATTTTATTTTTTATTTTACCTATCTTTTTTCTTAAATAGTTATCATTACGAGTATTACATTCAACTACTTCATAATCGTAGTCTTCTGGTATCTCATAAGCATATTGAAACTTACCATCTTCCATTCTTATACACATTGTGTTGTCGTTCATTATTCCTCGCTTTCTGTATCATCTTGAATTGTTAATTCTACTTGCTCATCAACTTCAATTATTGTTTCATATTGGCAACCATACAAAGTATGGTCTTTCATATAATAAAATCTTAAATCTTTATTTTGATCACAAGATTTTAATTTTTTTATTAACTCTTTAACTTTCATTATTTACCTACCTTTCTTATTTTAATTAATACATCTTGAAAATCTTCGAAATCATAAAAGTTTTTTTTGTATTTCTTTTTTAAGATCTCGGTAATTGATTTGTAGTTTTTTGCTTTCATATTATCCTTTCTTTTATGCTACTTCTTGACTATCTAATTGATCTCTATAATCCTGGACAATTTCCTCGCCAATTATATAGACATACATATTAACAATTTTTTCTGGATCACTAAAATCAGTATGGATCTCGCCAAAATTAAATTGCTCATACTCTTTTATGATTTCAATAATGTTAAATACTTGATTACCTAACCATTGTTTAGCTTCATAAGTACCTACAATATAGTAATCAGTATTAAAAATATCGTGATGTAAATCGTCAATATTCTCTCTTATTTCTTTATCTGTTAAGTCGTTGATGTAATCATCAAAGTGAGCTTTGATCTCATCGTATTTATATTGCTTTGTCATTGTTTTACCTTTCTGTTTTTTTTGTTTATCTTATATCTATTTTGTATATTATGCAACTTCTTTATCTTTTAATAAATGTATTTCAAAATCAATCTCATTATATGAAATCTCTTTTTCATTAAATTTATTGCAAATATATTCTAATACATACATGATTAGCTTATTGTCTTTATTGCTTAGAGCATCATCATAAGTATAAAAAGATATAAACCCGCTACAACTTGTGGTCCTGTCTTTTAAAAAAGATAAAAAATCATTATCTTTTATTAAAATATTATTTAATGAATTAGCTTCATTGGTGTCAATTTTACAATCAATTACATCTGTGTCATAATTGTAATATTGCGGTGACCATAATTTTATATTTTTAAAATCAATATCAATTAAGTACTCATCTAAAATATAACTTTTTAATTTATAACAATACTCATCAATATAAGATTGAAATGTTTTTTTATAATCAACTTGATCAAAATTGTACTCATAGGCTTCAACCATAAAGTCTATATTATGATCATGTATTGACTCATAAAAACCGCCAAAGTGTATTGAGGTGTCTATATATTTTTTTTTCATTGTTTTACCTTTCTATTGTTTTATATACATGACTATATATCTAATTTGTATATAGTCAAGTATATTGGTTAATTAATTTTTAATTAGTTTTACTTGTCTATACATATAACCATTATCAAGTAATTGACTTGTTTTAATACAGATATTTCTATTAACTAATCGATCAACTATTTTTTTAGTCATACGATCATTAGAATACCATTGCCATTTATTATCGTATTTTTTTATAAAATTTATTAGATCTATATCACATTGCTTCATTGTTTTACCTTTCTATTTTTATTTGCTTAATACTTCGCCAGTTGCTTCTCTAAATTTAATCTCATTAAAATTTGGATTATCTTTTTTTAAATATTGGCAAAGATCGATCATAAACTCACCATTTTTAATAACATGAGTTAAACCTCTATTCATATTTGCAATAGAGCTGTTTTTATTAATAATCTTTGCTAATGCTATGTAGTCTTTTTTTGTCATTGTTTTACCTTTCTTTGTTTGTTTATAATTGAGTTATACAGTATGGATATATTATTGCAACAATAAAATTAAAAATAATTAATGACAGATTGACGCATTAAAGATTAGAATAGTTATAAACTAAATTGTTGCATAAATGCAATAGTGTTGCAAATATACAATGGACCAATAAGTATTGGATCTATAAATTGAAAGTTGAAAGTTGAAAGGTTAAAAAAGTTTAAAGATCAAAGGTTGATAAAGTTAAAAGATTAATAAAGTTACTATTCTAATCCATCAAGCTATTTATTTTTATTCCCATAAAAAATCGGTCAATAATACTGACCTATTTATTATTGGTCCATAAATAAAGATTTTTAATTATTACTTCTGATAACATTTTCTTATCACTACACCGAATTATATAATTTAATGTAGGTTAGATCTAATTTTTTGAAACTTGCCTACCCCATACCCCCTAAAAATGCGTGTGCGTTTATTATATATATATACATGGGACTCGAGGACTCCCTTAGACAGACAGTTAGTTAGTTTTGCACAGCAACAATTTTACTTTAAAATAATTCTAAATAAGCTAGATGTGGTATATGAACTATTTTTCATCAGAAGATATGGATTGTGTTTGCTACATTGAAGAGAAAACAAACAATGTAGT